ATGACGACAGATCCCAAACCTCACGAGCGCCCTCATAGCGAAGAGGTGGAGGTTGAAAGCGATGAAAAACAGGATGGCGAACCGATTGAGGTCAACGAGAAACGCCTGCCCTCGCGTGCAATGGCCACCCATGAAGAGATCCGTCAGGAGGGGGAAAAAGAGCTGGAGCGCGATGCCCTTGCACTTCTGTGGTCAGCGGTAGCCGCTGGTCTGTCGATGGGGGCCTCGATGGTGGCGAAAGGGATTTTCCATGTTCACCTGGGCGAACTTCCCGGTGGTTATTTAGTGGAGAATCTGGGTTATACCTTCGGGTTTGTTATTGTCATCATGGCTCGCCAGCAGCTGTTTACCGAGAATACCGTCACCGCGGTATTACCCATCATGCATAAGCCGACGCCCGGGAATATCGGCCTCCTGCTACGGCTCTGGGGCGTGGTGCTTATTGGTAACCTGGTCGGTACGGCAATTGCGGCCTGGGCCTTTAATATGATGCCGATTTTTGACGATGCCACCCGCGGCGCGTTTCAGGAGATCAGTTTAAAGGTCATGGAAAATACGCCGTCTGAAATGTTCGCCAATGCGATTATTTCCGGCTGGCTGGTGGCGACCATGGTGTGGATGTTTCCCGCCGCCGGCGCGGCAAAAATCGTGGTGATCATCATGATGACCTGGCTGATTGCGCTCGCCGATACCACCCATATCGTTGTCGGCAGCGTTGAGATTTTTTACCTGGTCTTCAACGGCTCGCTGCCCTGGCAAGACTTCATCTGGCCTTTCGCGCTGCCGACGCTGGCTGGCAACATTTGCGGCGGCACTTTTATTTTTGCGCTGCTCAGCCATGCGCAGATTCGCAACGACATGAGCAACGACAAAAAGGAGCGGCTCAAGGCAAAAAAACACCCTTAAGTGGCGAGAGTTTAAGCATTCAACCCATAGATGCTTAACGAACAAGGAAAAAAACGCTATACTCCCGCCGCTTCGTCCCCTTAGTTAAATGGATATGGTTAACAAACAATACAAGCTAATGTATTTATTGGAAAATAAAGCAGATTAATACCTTTTTATGTACTCATATATGTACACATATTTTGATGGCTTTATATAACCGGGCATTCGTCATCATTACGGCTAGTGCGGTTGATGACGAATGTCACTATTCCTAACACTACGACGTCGTCGAGTGCTTCACCTTCCAGCGCCTCACCATCACGAGTAATAAACGCCTTCCCCATAACTTTCGCAAAATCTGTACCGCCGGAGTACTGGATCAATACCGTGTCCTGCTGCTTTGGTTTAACAGCGAAATCAACCACGGCATATCCGGTTTCTGTTTGTACTATTCGAGTATTGGGGCCGGTACCGCAGAGTGAATCAACGGTCAGACGCCGTTCAACATAGTCATCAGCTGGTGATGGGAATCCCACTATAGAACCCTCCCCATGTTGGCCATCATCCACAGACGGTTTTCGCTGTGCTCTGCCGTTTTGTCGACGAAATACGTTTGCTCGCGCGCGATCCAGGAATTCGCCTCCACCTCTGTAAAGTGAATGCCGCGCCGGCGCAGCGCTGACACAAAATCCTTTGTGTGCAGGTACTGAAAACCTTTGGAGTTGCGCAATACCGACTCGCGGAATGCCTGATTGATGTCTGACTGTCGATGCATGTCTGCCCTCTGATTTATTACTGGTTATGCATACAGTAATTTCATTCGGGAGGCAGATCAAAGAGGCTGCGGCTATCAATTTTCATGACAGCCGCAATTACTTTTAACTAAAGTACCCCTTATTTTTTGCGTAATCGTCAGCGATGAGATCTGCGGTCAGCCGAGTAGAACCGCTCAGATCATCAAGACGAGCGCGATAGAAAACAGTATTCGCCATGCAGTAGCCGCGAGACAGATTTCCCAGCACATATGCGTTAGTGGCAGTCGGGATAGCCAGCGGGGTATGCGTCGGCGACGTCCCGATTAACTCTCCGTTCAGATAGAAATTACAGTAGAAATTGTTGAGGTTTTTATCGCGGACGACTTCTACGCTGTACTGAAACGGCTTACTCTGACCAACAACGGATTTAATCTTTGTCTGCGCTTCAGACGGGTACGTGACACGCACGCCATACACATACAGCGAGTTAATCGGCACATCCGTGCCATCGTTCACCTGCCGCACGCCGCCGATTTTAAATGCAGTGCTGGCATCATCAGACAAATTCCCCTCGCCGGAACCTGCGTAGAGCAGCGCCCAGTTCGTATTTGCCGGATTGATGAGTTTGTCCGCGGGCCATTTTGCCCACACGGTATACATCCAGCGCGTCATATCAGCAGTGGGATACATCGACGACGGGAGTTTTACCCCCAGGTTCTGACCTGTTGCCGAATAAATACCGCCGCCGCTACCGTAATTTTGCGCATTTGAATTTGCGTCATTGGCATTAATAACGACAGCGTCATTAATGTAGTTCAGATTTTTTATCGCATCAGTGTTTTTGTACTGCGATTTATTTCCCCCGGCCCAGTCCGACGCGAAATCGAAAACACCCCTGGTTTCCGGGACGATCGTCTGGTCGCGATACAGTTTTACACCGGTGCCCAGGGTCAGATTTTTGCGAACCTCAAACGGTCCCGTTACAGTAGTCATTATAACCAGCCTTTTTTTGTCAGAAATTGAACGATAAATTCAGCGTTTACGTCTGCGCCAATATGTAATGCATTTTCCTGCAGAACCTGAGACGGATGCAGGTCGTCATATCGCAGACTCCGGGGGGTTGTTCCGGCTGCAACGTCGGCCACATCATCTGCATAGTTCGGGTTTGCGTGATTGATAAAATTCTGGAGAATATCGACGCCGTCTATTTCGCAGTAATATTCCGGGTACGCACGTTTATAGGCGGCATTGAGTGAGAACATCTGCGCACGGCCTGCCGTGCCATTAGTCTGTCCGGCATCCATGAAATCAGCCAGCACCACGATTCTGGGAAATTTAGATGACGACCGGACTTTTTCCACCATCGCTTTCAAATCAGAAATAACCTGCGCAATACCAGCACTGTTATTTCGTCCTATCCAGAAAATATTAATCCCTTCAGCGTGCCTGTCGTAGGTTGAATACTGCGGGGTAATAATCTGCCCGGTATCAATATCGGTCAGTGCTTCTTGCGTCTGCGGTATCCACGTCAGCGTTTCAGCAGCGGGAACCGTAATTTCCGCACCGGCGGCATAGCGTGTGATTTTTAGCGTGTTGTCAGCGTACCAGTTAACCCAGACCTTTTGCCCGTGGAAATATCCTTGACCGTTAAGCGCATAGTTTTTAGCGCCGAGTTCTAAGGGTCCGGGAGATGATGGGCTAACTTGCACTGCATCAGTTGTTGCGGGTAGTTTACCCGTTAGCGGCCATACCTCAATTCGTTGTCCGCCCTGGCGCAGAGCTGCGCCCTTGCTTGTGATATTGCTGCGGCCGAAATTCCAGACCGGCATTCCAGTTAATTTATATAATTTATTAGCCAGTCGTGGGTTTTGCAGAAATGAGTGCCCCCATAGCGTGATGATGTTTCGTGGGAATACCGGGTGGGGGTCGAAACTGGACTTCTTCGTAAACCAGAGCCCGCCTTTTACACCTGCATCGACATCACTCTGCCATTGCACCTCATCGCCGCTATCCCGGACGTTCGTCACGTTCGCATTGTCATGCGTCAACTGAGTTTCAGCGCCATTCGCATCAAATTTAAACAGCTGACTGTATGCGCCCACCACCCTGGCGTAATACACGTCACGCCGCCATGCCTCAGTTAACAGCCGGTCTCCGTCTGTAACAAACATATCTGCGCTTGCATCAGCATACCGGTATCCCGAACGCTCAAACTCTGTCGGCAGGCGAATTTCCCTGCTCCCCTCCTGGGCGTTTCCGTCAGTAGTCCTGGCCGCCATAATAAATCTGTCCTCTGAAATAACTGCGTTGATAAAACCACTGCGGGCGAACTCGCGCGATTCAATAACCCCGACAGAGTCAGAAATGACGGGTATATAAACATCGGAATCCAGCGCCACCGCAGACAGAATAAAGCGGTCAGCTGACAGCACTGCTGACCTGTATCCCGATCGCAAAAACTCAATAGGGTCAATAAATGTGATCTCAGCAGTGATACGAGACAGGGTGTCAAGGTCAATGCCGGGGATATCCAGGTCAGGAATAAAAAATGAACCATCAGACCGGACAGCGGTAATAATGAACATATCCTCGGCGACCACAGCAGACGCATACCCGGAGCGTGAAAACTCTGCAGGGTCGGCAAAGAGAACAGCATCAACTAACCCCTGGAATGGTTCAGCAGATAACATGCGGCGTCCGGTAGGCTGCAGCGTTCCGCTGACGTTCATATACTCGATAGCCAGATACGCGTCATCGGAACTGCGTACATAAGTGGTCGAGCCAGCAGGGATATTCGCGATATCAGCCTGCGCCTCTGCCAGCGTCATGTATTGACGACTCAGGGGGATAAGATCCTGGCGGGTTGCCTCCGTGAGGGCTTCATTTTTCGCCATCATCTGGCGCCACGAATACAGAGGGTCACCTGCACGGTCGGGAACATCGGCGGCGGGGCCGTTCACCAGCTCATCGAGACGTTTGGCGTTATCGACCAATACAGCGGGAGACGTGCTCCCCAGATCCGGGTTAAAGGCCATGTTTTTTTGCTCCAAAAAGGCACTTCGCCTAAACGAGGGTTTGAGCGAAAAGAGTTAATTAGGGGAGTTTTTGGTTTTAGGCGACGTCGCCAGGGTATGTGGCGTCGTCGTACTGGTAGAAAATTTCTTTATATTCAGGTGCAGTAATCTGACAGTTGCTGTCACCTGATGGGGCAACCTCCTGGACTATCCCATGCCGCGCACCCTTTTCACTGTCGCAGAACAATAACTTCGGTGGATCAATATCTGGGTCGTCCATAATCCAGTCTTCCGGATGCAGGTCGTCGTTGTACGGCACCGTCAGCGTGAAATCATCCACCCGTTGCGGCGTGAGCATTCGCGATGATGGTCGACCGTCCTGAAACTGTATCCAGCAGCGAGGATTCGCGTAGCTCCAGTCCAGTGGCTCCGTGACGTGCAGCGTAATTTCCTGGAAGTCGTAAATCATCGCGTCAATCAGGCAACTTTGGGTTTTCCCGGTTGGAATGTCGTCGGACAAAATGATGTGATCACCGAAGTCATGACACCATCCCAGCATTGAAGTCGTAGCCGTATAGGTTCGACGTTGGTGGAGATATTTCATTAACCGGCGCATCCCGATACGCCAGGCGCGATCTGCAGTCATGGCAACATCAATGGTGTAGGCCTCCGTTTTGCGCGGAAAAGGATTTTCCGGCGTCCGACACTGTACGGTTTCCTCCGCCCAGGTCACAGGGTTGATATATTTCACATCCACGCCATCAAAATCATCCTCCGACGGGACCCTGAATGACGTCTGCATTTCCTCCACGGTATCCTGAGGAGTAATGATCCCTGTCCAGCTTTTGACGCCCTCTCTCCCGACAGAAAGCAACCCGTCAGACAGCAGAAAATACCCCATGCCAGCCTCGGCTATTTTGTCGAAAATATCCTTTGCTGACGTGCTGTCACTGCTTGCCTGGTGATCAAAATATTCTCCCCTTGGCGTCCAGTAGGTAGCCTCCAGCGTACTGAGCGCCGCAATGTCGATCTGGTCGTCGCGATATCCAAGACTGCGGGCAAGATGCAGGAACGCACCGCTGATTGTCCTGTCACCACCGCCATCATAATTTCGTGTGGCGACAACACTCACACGCTTGTCTGACTGGGCCGCCAGCTGGCCGCCGGTTTCAACCGTGATCCCTATTGTTGATATCCCTGCGTAGGAGGTCGGACGGGAAAGCAAACGACCTCTGAGCGCCTGCCAGAACATGCTGTCTCTCGCGTTGTTGCTCCCCTGCTCGTTACGGCGGCGGCATCGAACCTCCACCAGCCCAGGAGAGGACAGATCAAAACGCTCTGTAAAACCGAGGCCATTAATGTTTTTAAGCGCGTAAACCCCTGGCTTACTCGTCCACCCTGATCCGGAACCATAAACGCGATACTGGATTTCATACTCGACATGGCGGACCCGCTTATTCCCGTTGTTCTGGAACCCGCAAATTCCGTTTGGGAAAGCAAAGTTGACCTCGAAGGCATCCACAACTTCATTTTGCGGGCAGGCCAGAAAGGGGCCGAGCCAGGTTTCATTATCGTTAATACCAGACGCGGCAAAATCCACGACGGTACGGGTCATAAAGCCTGACCAGGTGCTGTCAACGACACCGTTAACCACACGCTGTACGGTCGCAGAGGGACCATCAGTAGACGCTATCTGGTATTCGTTGCCACGGTGCGCCAGGGAAATCCGCTGAGTGCCTTCCGGCAATCCGGAAAAGGCAGTGCCAGAATCGTATGCCAGCGTCACGCTGGCTGTTACCGCAGGGCTTCCGCCGCTGGATGCTGTACCAGCTGTAAATACCGGGCTGTCGCCAAATACTGACGCAGGCAGGAATGATGACGTAATGGAACCACCACGCCAGGGGCTGGAGATCTCCACGATACGTATCACGCCGCCATCATCCTGAGCAATGAGCCCAGAACCATTCAACCCGCCGTTAATCGCTGCGAGCAAGCCAGACATTGTGCCGTAGTTGGCGACCAGAGATATGGTATAGGTGATACCCTGCCAGGTCAGAGCAAAGGTCTGGCTGGTTGTCGTAAAGTCATACGTTGACGGCGAGGCACTGGCGCGTAATACCGCAGTCGCTCCCCCTGTTCCCGGAACGGCGTCCTGGTGAGGGGTATACGTGGCGATCTGCAGGTCATAGTCAGTACCGTTAAACGTAAGGGTGACAGGCATTCCGCTGAAGGGCGCAATCTCTGACACGACGTCGCCTGTCAGCACGTTAAAACCGCCCTCGATGGATACCTGATAATTCACTGGCGCTTTCAGGGTGACAATTGCACCGGCGATCCAGCCAGGAGGAAGTTTGTTCTCATCCTCGTCTTCATCATTATCATCATCGACATCGAGGCCAGAAAACGAGACAGAGGCACCGCTGACGGTCATGGCATCAGCAACGATATCACTGGCTTCAGGGGCAGTCTGAGCCATATCGAGGCCGCTGCCGCTCGACGTTCCCCCAACTTCCGTTGAGTTGAACCATATCTCACTGCGACGATCCCCGGCCACATTATCGCCAGGTCCATAGCTGGTATATGAAAAGCCCTCGCCTAAGGTCAGCGCCGGAGTTTCTCCTACCCGAAAATCCCCACCGGTATAGGAGAAACGCCCATATCCAAGGCAGACAAACATTTCGACCGTCATTCTGGTTGGATCAGCGGGGTCGAATCGCGTAACCGGCTGTACCAGGTAATCCGGGTAGATCCGGTTTCGCCCGAAAGCCTCCCTAACGGGATCGCCAAGCTTCGCTGTGTTCGCTTTTGCCGGATTCAGATCCAGCGATGAAGCGTTACTGGATGAAAAGCCGCCCAGCTCTGGTTTAGGGGCAAAGAATAATGCATAGGCCGTAGACGCAATGGATACGGCCACCGAAACCCACGCGGCAATTTCAAGACCCGTGCCATACGGAATGGGATATATCCGCACGTCGCTGTCTGGCCGCAACAAACATAACGGCCATTCCGCCGGGGGGACTGCCTGGCCGTTCAGCTCGATCACGACAGGATGAGTTTTATCCTGTGAATAGCTCGGGACATTTCTGCTCATCCACTCATGCAGCGTAAGCACACCATGCTCGTGCGTTTCAAGGGGTTCACCCGGAAGCCGGGACGGGTAAAACTTTATCGTCATTGCCAGAACTCCACGCGGTTAAAGCGACGGATAAATCGCGACAGTGGCAGAAACGTAACCCCCTGGCCTGGATTGCATTCCGCGACCTGCAGCTGGTTATCGAGCATCACAACGATCCCGACATGGGAAACTGTTGAGCCAGAATAGCAAGCCACTCCGGCACCTTCACAGGGTTCACAACGTTTCAGCGAAAGCATCAGCTTTCTCGCTTCCCGGTCGAGGCCCCCTCCATCTTTGGTCACACCTGCAAAATCCGGCCATTCAGGTAGCCCCAGGTCGCGACGTATCTCATTCACAATGCCGAAGCAGTCGAGCTGCGGATATACGCGCCCGCCCTTCAGCCATGTGACTGAGCGGTATTTATCAGGGTTAAACATATTTGCCTCAGATTAGTAACGTAAGCCCGGATGCTCGGCGAGGTTGAAACGTTTACGGGGCCAGGCTGTTTTGAGGACATTCATATAGCCTGCCGTGACCTGAACTGCTGTCGGGGTCCAGGAGCCGGATTTGATATCGAGCGTATACGGTGATGATGCCGGAGCAGACAGATCGGATGAAATGTACCGCCGGAATGTCAGCGTGGCTGATTTCATTTCATCCAGAATTTTATCGATCGCCTCAGAAACCCTTCCGTCAATATTGCTGATAGCAAACTTTAAATCCTGTGTCCCGTCGGCGTTCCTGGCTGGTAAGGCGATATCTATCGCGCTGGCCTCAAACGTCACCGGCTGACCATTTTCCAGCGTCACTGAAACGTCATCCCAGCCACTGGTTAGCCAGTAGTTATCATCTCCTGCCGATATCTGCAGCGTATCGTGAATAACCTCCGATCCGCTGCTGGCATATAGCCGCTCAAGAATTGTCATGCTTCGGCCACTCTCTGTTTAGCGCAATATCCAGTAACGACTGGCCAGCCAGCCATTCCGGGTAATTCCCCCAGCCAGAAGGCGGTAACGGGCGTTCCCATAATTCCAGCGTTGCGCTGTACTGCCAGTATTTTGGCGCGACCAGCGTCGGCCCTTCGTAAATATCCACGAACCTGGCTTTATAGGGCTTAACCCCGATGGGAGTCTGGAGTTTCAGATAGAACCAGGACTGGCCATCTTTAAGCGCATCCCTGAAAAACGCCTCAAACACCTGCGCCAGAGCATCAGTTTTAAAAATCCATTTAACTGATGCCTGGGTGGGTGTTGAGGTATATCGCCTTCGTTGTTGAGCGCGACCGGACGTCATCTCCGTTCGCAGTAAAGGTGATATGGGCTTAAACCCGTACCCGTCCATAAGCGGCATGGGCAGGTATTCGTCCGGGTAGAAAATATCTGCCATGAATATTCCCTCCGGGCAGGTTATCTTGGTTTTTTGGGCTGAAGGTTGGAGTAAAGAGCTCTACCGAAGGCATTTTGAGGATTGTTTACGTCGCTCGTCAGTTCAGATTTTATCTGTTTAGCCAGGCGGCGGCCGTGGGCATCCAATGTCTGCATCATCACATCATCCGGTTTACCAGTGAGGTGGTAATTAACGTTGATGTCACCAGTTGAAAGAAGTTGTCTTTCCTGCTGCTGCCTCGCAGCGTTCTGTACCGCCGGCGATTCCCGCCCAACAGCTTTGACCCCCAGCGAACCATCAGCACCACGGGTAAGCGGCATGATGGCTTCCGGCCCGGCCTCGCCGAATACACCCGCACCTTTCGCAAACGCAAAATATTGGGGAGTGCTGTAAACACCATTGCTGTAGGCAGAAAGTGACGGAGAATCGTAAACGCCTCCGAGAGCGTTAAATGAAAAATTAGCTCCCGCGCTTTGAATAGCGGTACCACTACTTACCGCACCGCTGGCTCCGCCAAAAAGACTACCGAACAACCCACCCGCTCCACCGCCAAATGACGCCATAATCGCTTTAGTGATCAACGCCTGTGTTGCCATCTGGATCAGCGTCTTAATCACCGTTTCGCCCAGGGAAGAAAAAATATTCGACATCCCATCTTTAAACGAAGCAGCGCCTGTCAGGACGTTTGTCAGGTTGTTGGAGATAAAGTTAGTGGTGGCATCCAGAATCTCGCTGGTTGCAGTGGCAGCCATTGAACTCAGATCAGAAGCTTGATCGGCATAGTTCATCAGGGAATCGCTGATCCCCGCGCGCCAGTCTGACTGCTGTTCATCGGTTTTTTTGTAATACTCCTCCTGAATATCCAGGCGTTCGGCAAGCGCTGTTTTAAGCGCTTCCGTTTGCTTTTTATACAGGTCTTCGGAAATCTGCCCACGACTGAAATCACGCTGTAAGTCACGCTGCTGCCTGAGAAAATCAGCGCGAATATCCGCCATTTGCTTCATTCGGTCACGGGCTTTATCCCCCTGTCCCGCACCGAGGAAATCGATATTCCCCCTTTCCCGGGCGGCAGCATTACTGTCGGCCAGACCTTCGCGGAATGTTTTTAACTGTTCAGCGATATTTTTCTGATCAATAAGCGCCGCATTGTGCAGCAACGTTTCCTTTTTGGATTTTTCAAGCGAAGATAATTCCCCCTGAGTAACCTGATATTTCATCTTTGCCAGTTCAGTGTTTTGGCTGGAAAGAGCAATTTGCTCCCGTTGCTGTTTAATCAGCCGGGTATAGGTATCTTCGGTTTTCTCCGCCTCGGTTTTCCCATGCCTTCCTTTTGGCTTGGGTTTATTTTCCTGGTTGTTTCTCCATTCATTCAGGCCGTTATTAATCAACTCCTGCCGTCCGGTCTGAAACTGAGGATCGTTAGTTAACCCCAGGTCATCCGCAGCGTAACCCAGTCGTGCGCGTTCTTTGTCCTCTCCTTTTAGTTTTGAAAGCGCCAGGTCACGGCGGCTTTTTTCCAGTGCAGCCGTTTGCTGGGTTGTCAGGTCTACCTGTGGTAAGCGTAGTGGTGCGTTTACCAGCCCCTGCCGGGCCATGAGGAGATTATTTCCGAGACCCAGCAAACGGTTAAATTCAGTATGCTCACCGTTCATCATTAATAACGATTGATAAGCTGAATTTTGTTCTGCAGCCTGCTGCCGGATTAATGCTATTCGCCTGTTCTCTATCCCCTCCAGTACCGACTGGATCGACTCAGACTTAGCCTGCATCTGAGCTAACCTCTCCTGTTCAACGGCAAGAGCGGAAGTCGCTTCTTCCAGACCACGGGTGACCGCTTCGACCGAAGTCAGGTGGTTTATCATGAAACCGCCACTGGTTGTTGGTCCGGGGTTAGACAGGACATACTGATAGCCCGCGATCTCTTCCTTCAGGCTTTTTACTTTTGAAGCCTGTGCATCAACAAGACGGTTTTGCTCCTCCAAAGCCTGACGGGTTTTGGTCTCATTATCAGAAACTTCGGGCAGGGACATTGATTTTGTCTTTTCACGGACTGCATCAATGGTGTTTGCATATTCCTGAGCGGATAATCTGGCCTGCTCCTGATTCTGGTACATCGTGTACCAGGCACCGGCACCAAGCAAAACCAGCCCTGGAATACCGCCAACGAGGCTTAATGCTCCCCCCATGAGCCGGGAACCTACAGCAGTAACCGAGTTCAGCGCAGTCTGAGCGGATACTCTGGCCTGAATATTACGGTTAAGTGATTCCTGCGCCAGTGAGAGCCGTTTTTCTGCGGCGGCCTGCGCGTCTGTACCCCGAGCCGCTGCCAGTGCCTGCTGGGCACGATAAACTGCAGCACGCGCGCGAGCTGTCGAAACCTGCGTCCCTCTGACCTGGGCTTCAGCTAAAGCTACTTCGCTTTTTGCGGCGTTAATAATCCCAGCCGTTGCAGAGCTGGCACCAAGAGCCATATTTCCCAAATATCGGGCTGCACCAACGGCAACAAGCGCTCCGGCAGCAGTGGCGACCTGATCAATATTGTTGGCTACGCCATCAAGTAATCCGGTCAGGGTATTTGTCGCGCCACTAGCTTCATTAGCTCCACCGACCCATTGCATAAAAGCGTTTTCAACTTTTGTTGCCGACGATGAAACAGTCTGCGGCAATTCACCATATTCATTCCGTAGCTTACCAAGCTGGCTGATGAGGGCGGGCACTACTTTATCAATGGTTAACTGCCCCTGATCCGCCATAGATTTAAGATCTTTACGCGCAACCCCCATCCCTGCCGCAAGCGCCCGTATAACCCTGTCGCCGCTCTCGTTGACGGCATTGAATTCTTCGCCTCTCAGCACGCCCTGTGCCAGAGCCTGGCTAAACTGAGTGATGACCGAACTGGACTCCTGAGCATTCGCGCCAGAAAGTTTTAAACCAGTAGAAATAGCCTCAGTAATATCCAGCACCTGGCTGGAGCTGTACCCATATTCCCGCATTGAGGCTGCTGAACGGGAAAATAAATTAGCGTTGTCAGAAAAAGATGTACCCGTTTTCTGACTGATATCCATCAGCTGTTTTTGAGAGCTGGTAAAATCATCAGTTGATTGAGATGCCTGTTTTAGGCGGGCGTTTACTGAATTCCATTCATCAGCCAGGGCTATTAAATGCCCCGTAGCAAAAGCACCAGCAAATGCCCCGGTTAACCCCAGTGCGGTAGCCTTTGCTGACTCCATCTGGTCAGTTAGCTCAGCAACAGAACGGCGAGTTTCCCGAACTGAAGCCGCAGCCTGCCTGCCGCCATTCTGCATTGTCTTATAATAATCAGCCCCCATACGTGACGCGCGGGCTATCTCGGTCTGGAATGACTGAGAGTTAGCAGAAACTTTAATGATAAGTTCACGCAGGGTTGCCATTTCATTTCCTCAGAAACAAAAAGCCCCACATTGTGGGGCTTTTTATGATTTCAATATTATTAAATTAAACCAGCTTTTTTCCTTGCTTCTTCCAGATAATCTTTTTCTGGTTCCTCTTTTTTATGAGCAAGTGCAATCAGAAGATCAATTTGAGCACTTTGCTTTTCAGAGATTTCTTTAAGCATAGCGATCTGATCATTAGCTCTTACGCTTCCTCTGTTCAGGAAATACCAGATAACAAGATCAATAAGGCGAGCAAAAACAAATAATAATATCCAGCCAGTAGTAGTCATTTAAAGCACTCCGTGTGTCAAAAAAAACAACATAACACCTGTTATGAGTGGCATCCACACGAATTATTACTGGCTATGCTGACGCAGCCAGCAGCGCCGCCTCCAGCCCTGCAAAGGGATCGCCGCTGTCGCTTGCCTCATCCTCTTCTGTGCCCCACTGAAGCTGAGCATCTTCAATGGTGACTTTACCGCCCTGCGCTCCGTAAACCGCAGATACCAGCTGAGCATTGAGGATATCGCCGCGAATATCGCCGATTGGGCTGATACGGTCGTACTCAGCCCACATCCTGAATTCGCCAACCGTCATGGTTTGTCGCAGTTCGCCCAGCGTGCGGCCCATCCGGAGCGCCAGCGCCATCAGGAACTGCATGCCAGGCATTTTTACTTTGCTTTAGCATCATCCGCGTCACGAATGAGATCAAGAGCCTGCTTCAACAGCCGGGAATGCACAGGGCCATAGATCGCTTCAACCTGTTCGGTGTCATCGACAGTAAAGACGGGCTGCAGGTCGGTATCCAGCAAAATATCGATGAAAAGCGTGACGTCGGCCCGCATCGTGCGGAAGGCTCGTTCTGAAGGGGTCAGTTCTGGTGCCTCCTGGGGATCCTGCCCTTCCGGTAGTTTTGGTGGTTCTGGGCTGGCAATGCCCTGCCAGCGAATCCAGGCTTCTGCTGATGGCTCACGAATGATGACTTTGGCGTTATCCCACTCCGGAACGGAGACTTCTTTTTTACGAAAGCCCGCCATCGGTGCCAGTGCCAGTGCTTTAAGACTCTGTTTTGACATTAATTTTATCGCCGGTCTCCCGGCGCTCCGTTAATTGATGGTGACGGTGCAATCAGAAGAAGTGATCACAGTACCATCGGCATCAGTAACCACGCAGGAATAAACCCCGGCATCACCGGATACAGCGCTGGCTTTCGTAAACGTTGCGCTGGTCTGGCCGCTGACCGTCGAGGTGCCCTTTTTCCAGACGTAGGTATAAGGTGCCGTACCGCCCTGGACGACCACGCCCATAGTCAGAGCGCTTCCTGCCGCGACCGTTTGGGACGCCGGAAGGTCAGTAGCAAACGACAGAACTCCTGGGGCGTTAATATTGGTGGGTTTACCTTTCAGACGCAGCGAGAACGTTGCAGCAACAACACCGTTGGTTTGAGAATCCCAGGTGTGCTGACGTACCTCAGCTCGCATCAGGAATCCATTACCAGACGGGAAAATAACCTTAAATCCATAAACCCCGTCGTTATCGTATGCTGCACGAAGTGCATCCTGCGCCGGGTTGCGGTAGAAGTTACCGGAAAGTGACATTTCAGACGGAGCAGGAAGGCCGTTGATATTTTCCGTTTCATCTGAACACAGCACTGTCACGTCAATATCGTTTTTCTGACCAGCGGTAAAGCTGGCCTGTTTGATAGTGCAACTCAGGTTTAACCAGGTTGCCGTATCCAGCTCTGCCGCGGTGACCGGCACAGAGGTAATCATTACTACTGTTTTTTGGGCACGTTCAAATAGTGCTGACATCGCAGCCTCCATAAATGAAAAAACCGCCAGCGGCGGTCGGATTGGATTGGTTTTTGTCAGGCAATAACCGTTATTTCGAGGGTTGCCCGATGAAGATGAGTTGTCGTGTCGTAGCCAGGAATTTTTGTCACCTCGACAGGTGAAAGCACCTGCAGGCGAGCCAGGGCATCCAGGCGTAACGCCCGGGCTTCGTCATTCGTTTCAGCCCATACATCAACCTGAATGCGCAGTGTCGACTCTGCCTGGCCGCAGAAAACATCCCCGGCAACATCAGTCGGTATCGAGAAAATGATGTAAGGCGCGGGAACATCGGGAAGGCCGTCACTACCCAGCGATACCACATACGGATAAACCCGCCCGTCTGCCAGCGGCGACAGCAGGTCATAGAGATCATCTTCTGTCATTTAGCCAGCACCTCATCAATAGCCTGATTCATCCGCTGCATAGCCACCTGCGCAGCCTCTTCCATGCGGGTATCAAAGGCAGGACGAACAAACGGATGTGCTGGCGCCGTAGCTGTCCCCAGCTCCACAAAGCGCCAGTAAAACGCATTCCGCTTGTTGCTGGCCTTCATGGTGTTGTCGCTGTTCCCCGTTCGCGGGTTAACGCCACGAATATGCACCCCCGATGAGATTTCACCGCGACGGCGGCTTTTCTGTGTGACGACAACAACATTTTTCTTCAGTTTTCCGGTTTTCTCCGGAGCGCGATCAATAACCTCCTGGCGGAGCAATTCGGCGCCGGCACGAGTCGAATCCCGGAGAACTTTATTATTTTCGGCCTTGCTGAGCGTTTGCAGATCGCGGGCGATATCCTGCAGCCCGGAAAAATCCAGATTCACATCAATCATTTTTCGGTCCCCTGTTTGCAGAGAATTTCCAGCCGGGTGCCTTTGATATCCGGAACCGGAGGCCCGGTAACGTTAAGAACGGCGCCTTTAAACGTGCCGGTACGTACTTTCAGGCGGGAAGAAGCTGAGATATCTGTACGAAAACGCACCCAAACGCGAATGGTGGCATCAGCACGCTCAGCGCCAGCGGCTAAAAGTTCACGACCGCTTATACCCTTAACCTCGGCCCAGATGGTTTTCCCATCTTCCCATTTTTCAACCGGCTGACCTGAAGGCGTTCTGGTGGTGGTGAAATTTTGGATGGTGATCCGGTGCCGTAATCGTCCTGCCTGCATAATTCCCCCGATTAAATGCCATAGATTTTGTAAGGCTGGAGAAGTGCCTCGACAGTAAACGGAATATCTGTAGCAGCCTGACCAACAGAGACCGTTTCACGGTTTTCGTACCAGTGACCGATAAGCAGAAGCATCGCTGCTTTCACATCATCGCCAGGGAGAATTGAATCAGGATCATCTGCATACCCCTCGCTGGTTTCGGACTCATACATTTTGCGACGAGTCCATGTTTCGACGTAACGAGAAGCAGCTCCGATGTAGAGTGTCAATATTGAGTCGTCATCGGTAAAGTCAGGCTCAATGCGACAGTGCTCTTTAACCACTTCAAGTTCTAACATTATTTTTTAGCCTTCTTCTCTGGCACAGTTTCCGGCTGTTCCGGCTGTTCCGGCTGTTCCGGCTGTTCCGGCTGTTCCGGCTGTTCCGGCTGTTCCGGCTGTTCCGGCTGTTCCGGCTGTTCCGGCTGTTCCGGCTGTTCCGGCTGTTCCGGCTGTTCCGGCTGTTCCGGCTGTTCCGGCTGCGCAGAATTATCAACATCTACCAGCCGTGCATAACCTTTTTTAACCAGCTCACGGCCATGCTGTTCCAGAGTCTCCAGTGGCTCGCCTTCCGTCACCACTACCCCGCCAAAGTAAATCGGTTTCACCGCGATAAGTTTCATGGTATTACCCCGAAAAGTGCGGCCCGTAGGCCGCCAGAGAAATTACTGACCGCCAGCAACCGGTACAGTGAAGGAGCCGTAAATAAATGCCTCCGGCCGTTTTACTGCCAATGCCAGTCGCTCTTCACAGCGGATCGAGATCATGTTCTTCTCGAAGTCGTCGGCGTTCTCAGTAGAAATGACAACATTGGCATCTTCACGGTCGAAGAGCTGCGCCGCCGCGTTGAATGCACCGGTCAGGAACTTACCCTGGAATGCCGGCGCTTCGGTCGCCACCACCGGCAGCCCCCACAGGGTGGGCCCGGTCAGCGCCGCCGGGTTTGCCAGGATATAGCGACCCAGCGTGTCCTTTGTAAGCTCAATCTTCGCCCAGTCAATAAAGTGCAGAACGTGACCGGACGCCGGGAAGCGCGCCAGTTGCGCCTGAAGCATAGCGAGACGCAGATCATCAATGCCGTTCTGCTGCTCGACTTCAAAAGCGGCAGCAAAGGCAGTTGCCTGTGGAACAATGCCGTGAAGATGAACGCCGGTACCGTCTCCGAACAGAATTTCCTGTTCCTCCACATACTTCAGGCCGTAGCGCATTTCCGCGTCGACCGTCGACTGCAACTGGGCAAAGTCATCCAGGATCTGCTTGGACGCCTTGAACATATGCGCGATGGTGGTGACCGGGGTGATTTTGGTTGCAAACTGAATATCGCTGTACGGTTTGGGGGTACCCTCTGCGACAACTTTTGCCGCATTAGTAAACCCGGTTTGTTGCACCCAGAAAATTGCAGGCGCGCCGGTACGACCAGGAGCAATCAGATCACGGATAAACAGTCGCTGTTTGGGCATGGTATCGATACCCGGCAAACGCTGGGGCTCAACAACACCATCAGCAACGCCTGTCGAAAGCAGGGCTGCATTAACCGGAATACTAAGGCGCTTGCCGCCTTCCACGCTCGCCGAAAAGGTTTTCAGTGCTTCTGAGTTAATCACCACCTGCCCTACGGTTTCGACCACTTTTGCAGCATTTGCCAGCGGCATCTGCGCAACATGCTGCTCCAGTTCGCCGAGTGCGGCTTTGAGGGACTTTTCTGCCTCGCGCATGGCGTTAAGTTCAGTCGCCATCTTATCCACTGAAGCCTTTGTCTCTTCAGAAAGCCTGCCGGACTTCTGCGCCTCCTTCAGAGCATCCTCAGCCTTGGCGTTGAATTTGCTGGTCGCCTCTTCAATGGAGGCAGTTACTTTTTTCAGAATATCGTTTACGTCAGACATACGTTCTCCGTTACTGGCATGCGTTAGCCAGGCCGCTTAATGCGACATCCAGCTCAGCTAAAATTTCAGGGTTGGGTTGGGTAGCGCCCGGCTTACCATCGGGATCGGTAACAGCGCCCGGCGTGTTACCTGTTAAAGCTTTGATTAATTTCCGGCGCTCAGACCGGGGGGTATTTGTTTTCGCCAGTAGCGCATCAAGTTTGCGAAGCGCAGCTGCAGGTGATTCGTCGCCGTCGCTGACCGCATCAGCAGAAAGCAGGCTGTCTGCCAGTCCCTTCGCCACAGCATCGCTGCCACCGATATAACTTTCGGCGTCCATCAGTTTCTGAACGGCGGCAATATCAAGGCCTGATCGCGCCGCGTAGATATCAGCCATTGCGGTATCGAATGGTTCCAGTGACTGTGCCAGTTCAGCAAAGTCAAGGCGGTTTCCCATCGCGTACACCCAGCAGTTGTGGATCATCAGGAATGCACCGCGGCCAATCTGAATATCATCCCCGGCCATCGCAATTACTGAAGCGGCACTGGCGGCAATGCCCAGCACCTTCACCGTTACACGGCCTTCGTATTCACGGAGGAGGTTATAAATAGCCAGACCTTCGAACATGTCGCCGCCCGGCGAGTTGATATTCACCGTAACATCGGCGCCGTTCATCGCCCGAAGCGCACCGGCAATACGTTTAGCTGTTATCCCTTCACCCCAGTAGTCCTGCCCTATAACATCAAAAACAGAAATACTGTTATCGTCGGTGGCCGCCGCCTTGATTCCACCGTCCCAGCGGTCCAGTGCGGACGGTAATGTTTCACAGGTAACGCGCGCGCAGGGGCGACCCGCCGGCGCCACCGGAAGTTGTTTTTTGCTCATCAGGAAAGTGCTCCTATGCGGCCTGTTTCAGCGGAGATTGTTCAAAGGAAATGTCTGGGAATACGTGGTTATGCAGCTCTCGCAAAGCCAGAGCCTGAACAGCAGGGTTGCTGCTTTCGAGATTTTTCAGTTGCGTCAGGTTGAGCTGAACGGTGTAAATATCGCCCCCTTCAATCGGCGGCATGTTTTCAAGACGGCGAACGTCATTGCGAGACATCCAGCCATTCTGCAGTGCGCTGGTATAGTAAGCAGCACGACCCGCGCTATCGGCGCGCAGAAGCCCTTCAACTGAGAACTCAGCAAACAAGTCCTCATCACTGTTAAGAAGACAACGCGATATTTCCTGCTCAATATTGACCAAGAGAGGACGCAGGGTATGAGTCAGGAACAGCATGTTCATCCCTTCAAGACTCGAAGCCCAGCTGGATTGTTTTGTCGTATGGCCGACCATAAATGGCGGTACGCGAAACCAGCGACAAATTTCCTCAATACTAAATGAACGGCTTTCAAGGAGTTGCGCGGCCTCCGGGTTGATAGTGACATTCTGGTAAGTCAGTTCATTTTCCAGAACCATCAGTTTCCCGGCGTTTTTAGAACCAATAAAAGACTGAAGGTTTTGCCGCAATCTTTCTCGCTGTTCCTTATTAAGCGCCGTTTTTGAAGACAGGAACCCGGTACTTTGCAGACCATTTTCAAAGATTTTCGCCGCAGCTTCATCAACCGACATAGCCGCGCCGAAAACGTCAACCCCGGCCAATGTCGGCATCATGCCGCACACGCCATCGAGACCAAACCCACGAATATGCATCATCCTGTCTACAGGAATGATCCGCGGAACGCCATTTTCCGTGTAGGTGTACTGTAATTTTCCGCTATCGAGTCGCTTTACAACCATTTTCTGAGGAAGAAGCGGAACCATTGATACCAGCTTGTTACCAATGAAAAACTTTTCGACAAAAGCATTACCACGCAGACAAATGCTGGCCACAATCATCAGCATGAAACGGGAAGGTGTCATTTCCGGGTTAGGGCGCCTGCATAATATCTGGTATGCAAGATTATTCTGGGCCAGTTTTCTAGATCCATCTGACTGTCTCTCGTAAATTTTTAGCGGAAGCGTGGATACCGACTCACTCAAGAGCCTCACGCACGCCCAGACGGTAGAAAGCCTGATAATTTTGTCAGCGGTAACCACTTTTCCGCTACTGCTGGTCCCGAACCACTCCTGCCAGAATTCACCGGTAGTCAGGCCTATGGGAACACCAAGCCAGTTTAAAAGGGCGCTCTTAACGCGCCCTGGTTGCTGTTTATTCTTAGCCATCAGATACCCACTATGATCGGATCGTCAAAAAAGCCCTCAATATCACCATCATCAGTCTCGTAACCTTCCGCAGCACCAATTGCCATCGCTGACGCAACCACACCATCTATTCGACCAGTACTCTTTTTCTTGGCGAATATGCGGTTTTCTTTTTGGTCGGCTTCGGTTACGGCGGAAGCAGCGTTCCATCGGAGGCAGGGGTTAGTTTTAATAATGATTACGCCATCATCCAGCATCTGTTCAAAGAGTTCGATGGAATGAGGCATCCACAGTCCTGAATCCTGCGCCTTGTAGTATCCCTGCCCGTGAGGAATAAGCGGTACTGATACAGAAGCGTTTTCCAGTTCCGGTTCAAGATATTTGATGCGGTACTGGTCGAAGGCGATCGCCTTGATATCGAACAACATGGAAAGATCAGCAATGCGCTCGGCAACAAAGCCATATTTCACCGCCTTTCCGGGAGTGGTATGAATATGGCCTCCCCGTTCCCATGCGTCATAAGGTACGCGGTCTGTTTTCGCTCTATCCAGCAAAGTATCTTTTGGTGTCCAGAACTCCACCAGCAGCTTTCTTTTTTTAGGGAAAAAGAGCGCCAGAGACGTAAGGTCGCGAGTTCCTGAAAGGTCCAGGCCGCCATAACATTCTTCTCCCTGCAGCTCCTGCAGGTCAAAGTCCTCTTCGCACCCCATCCACACATCGCTACTCATCCAGGGGTTATCGGCATCCACCCACTGACAGAAGTTTAACCGCCGAACAATGCTTTCCTTCGACGGCATCCCCCGAGCCTGAGTAACCTGCTCACGCAGGTAGCGATCGGTAAAAGTATGACCAAGAGAAGGGTTTGCTTTTTTCCAGCAGGACTCGTCCTTGAATGGGTCTTCTCCTTCGTCCAGGGAGCAAATGAAAGAAAAGAAACTGTCATCCTCAATCGAGCCTTCGGCAACTTTCCGCCCATACTCGTGATAGTCGTAGCAGACGCTGGTTTTGTCGTGGCCGCTGTTAGTGATCATGAAAATCAACGCCTGGCGACGACCTTTCGTCCCGGCGCGCATCATTTCCACAACCTGGTTGTTTTTGTGCTCGTGAATTTCGTCAATCAGAGCACAGTGTGGGCGTGGCCCTGACTGCCCATCATCCGAACTGATAGGCCGGAAAAATGAGCCGGTCTGAAGAAACGCAAGGTTCCACTCTTTCCCGGCGCCGCCTGATTTATTTATTCGCTGTGCTAACGCAGGGGACTGATCCACCATCGCGACAGCATCACGAAAAAGGATCATGGCCTGGTCTTTTTTCGTCGCCGCTGCGTAGACTTCTGCGCGAGGTTCTTTATCGGCAACCAAACAGTAAAGAGCAATGCCCGCTGCAAGTGGAGATTTGCCAGAACCTTTGCCTGACTCGACGTAAGCCATGCGGTACCGGCGATAGTCGTCTGAGTTTTTCCAGCCGAATATCGAACCTACAATAAAGCACTGCCACGGCAGCAGGTTAAAGGGTTTGCCCTCATGCTCACCGCCGTTGAGCTTCAGTATTTTTGCAAAAAAGTCGATGGCACGCTGCGCCGCTGCAGCATCCCATACCAACCCGCGAGCATGGCAGGATTCCAAATCCCTGAGATGTCGTTTACAGGAGTTTCTAATATCAGGACCAGCGATTTCTTTGCCGGAGTCTACATCCCGCGCATATTGCGTGGCGGGATCAACCGAAGAACTGGTTGAGCGGGTCTTCTTCTTTTTCTCCACCATCCACTTTCACCTTCGTTCTGGCTGCCGGAGTCAGACCGAATTCAACCAGGTAACTTTTAAAACGTCGATCTGCATCCGCCAACATTGCTACTGCCGGGTTAGCCTTAATCAAAAACCCTCCCTCTGTCTGCACGGTGTAAGTTCGCCCCTCGTCAGCAATAGTCAGGCGCAGCTGCAGAATGTCGGCGTAAATATCGCAGAGTCGTTCGAGCGCCAGCGTATCGGCAATGGTTAAAATGCCCATGCCATCCAGCAGCACGGTCAGCTTCCCCCACGCCACCTTTCCCCAGTCAGTGAGGTGCTCTGGAGGGCTTGGGATTTCTCTCGCTGGCGATGGTTCTTTGTCGTTAAGTTTGCGTTTGCCCGGGTTGCCGGTAACCACTTTGAGGTGGGTCGGTTTCGGGCGTCGTCCTGCCATCGGAACCTCCCGGAAAAAAACTTTTCATTTCGCGGTTGTGCACAAAAAGGACTGGCGGCGGTCATTTGGGTTCGAGGTTTTGAACTTTTGACCCGCCCCTCCCCCTCAGATGAGAATCGGTTTCATTTGGATGCTAATGATTTCAAATTACAATCACTTTTGAGGTATATTGATAATGGTTATCATTTAAACCAATGAGAAGCCGGGTCCAGTGGCATCCCGTTTTCATCGCAGCCGATCACAGTGCCACGCTTCTCCATTCGCTGCTTCGTTGAGTCGTGGTGCTGCTTACACAGTCCTTGCCAGTTCTTCCGGCTCCAGAAAAGCTTTTGCGCCTTCGCTATTGCCTGTCTGTCACCAGAGCGCAGAGCCTCTTTCAGTTTGTGCGGGATGATATGGTCAACCACCGTTGCTGCTGTCACCCTGCTTTGCTCCTGGCACATGACGCACAAGGGGTGCGCACGAAGGAAGGTAAGACGCTCACGGTCCCATTTGCTGCCGTATATGCGTGGTTCTTTGATCATGTAATCGCTCCTTGAGCATTATCACAGGCACTCAGTGAATGCCTGCTGTAATGCCTTAGCTGGCCTGCTCAGCGCCGGTATCAAACAGCGCCAGCGCTTCGGTCGCTTCCTGGATGGCCTTGCGGGTCTTCGAGACAATCTCACTTTCAGTGAAGACTCGATCAAAAGAGTCAGCGAATAGCTCAGCTTTCAGATTGCTATCACCAACCCAGTCAATGGCCAGCTTGGCCGCTGCGGTGTCGTAGTTAACTTTCTTGATGATATCCAGGCGGATTTGCTCGGATGCGGTGATCTCTGACATGTCTTACCTCTGTGCGGTGTGGGGAGCATTACAAATGCCATCTCATAAGATGGCTTTGTAATGCCATAAAAAAAGCCACCCGGAGGTGGCTTGCTACATAAATTATATTTTAACTATCTGAACCGCAATCAGAGCAGGCATGATAATTGTCTTCATATTCCTCATGCTCGCCAAGCCACGCTTCAAATGAGCTAACATTTGGAACCATGCAACCAAGGTAATCATCATATCGGTCCATAGAGACTGCTTCGTCGTAGCTCTCAGCATCTTCGTCACTAAGGGAAACAAGATAGAACTCTTTCTCACAATCACAGCATGGGAACGCTCTTTGTTCGCTCATTTTTATCTCCTTCGCTAAAAACATTATCTTACTCCAGCAAAGGGTTTATGCACATGCCATTATCGAAGCCATTCTATGAATGCCACTTCCCGGAGTGGCCACGCCCATGCCCTTGAGTCCATGCCGCATCATCGCCGCTTATAACCGGTGCGCGTCTGGCACTCGCGCTGCTTTACCGGAGCTTATTGTTATCTATGAACCCTTACCCATCAGTACACAGGCTCGCCATTACGCGACTCGGGGCAGCATCACTACTGCTACATTGCCTTTCGGCTGCGGTCTATCCGCTTATTGCTTCATTGCTTTATCCTCGAGTGGGGATAGTTGGTGATTTATCCCTTAGTGGGATTAGCAGTCAGCATCTGGCCGGGCAACTGCGCGGCATGCCCACATACAGGCCTCCTGCATTTTGGTACGCGCGATTTCCAGGCTGCGCATAGCTTCATCAATCTCCCGAGCCTGCTCAGCGCTTAACATTGCCGGGCCATTACGGACAGCCAACAATTCACCTCGCTCGGTATCAAGCAAACTACAGAAGTGGCGGCTGACACCTTTAAGGCGGTTCATTCGCTCAATGTCGCCAGCGGTTAATGTGCGGTAGCCTTTTACAGTACTGCCGTCCTGCGGTTTTGCTTCACTCATTTCGTAGCCTTTTCGGTTGATTGCGGGCAGTTCGCCAGCACTGATTTGTTGTGCGCCAGAATGTCGCGCTTGGTCTGCTTATCCAGCACGTCGATATCGTGGTCGGTCAGGTAGATAATGCGAATCCAGTAGCAGGTGGTATCAACGACTACCGGGGCGGGTGAAGTGCTCGCGCAGCTCACGATCAACATCGTCATCGCCCATACGCTTAACGTCTTCCTGTACATCGCTGGCCCCTTTCGTGACTTCAGCACGGCGTTCTGCCGCGGCGACGGCAGCGGTCGCTTTATCTTCGGTACGTTGCTGCTCGGCTTTTGCTTCGGCTTTACTGGTGCCGCGGGCGTGACCGATACCGAACGCGCCGGCGATAGCTCCCAGTATCACAACCACCAACCCGGCGATTATTTCAAAGCTCATTGCGGCGATCCCTTCAGTTCGTCGGCCTTATCTTTCAGCGCCGGCTGCCTTACGTATTGCGAGAGCACCGCCAGCACCACCAGCGCGGGACTAATCATCGCCACGATATTGGGCGGCAGAATGTTTTTAATGTCCGGCGGCAGCATCGCCCAGGCATGCAGGGCTGCATCCGGGAAAGACTGCGCCCAAACGCCAATCAGCGCGCCGATGGTACCCAACCTCACAGACCACGTTTTCAACAACAGGCGGGCATGGTCAACGAACTCCAGCCGGGTATATTTGCGCAGTAGCAAAAGGACCAGCACCGCCACCAGCGCCAGCAGAGCGAAAATAATCATCTTCATAGGCTCACCCGCTCTTTGACCCAGCCATAAAGGAAGTCCTCATTAGCAGCCCGGCCTTCGGAAAGTTCAAGATATCGGGCGCCCTGGCTGCAATTCAACCCTTTCAGCAGCGTGGTTTCACCATCTTTGCCGCGAACGGCCAGATAGCTTTTCAGCGCTGCAATAGTGATGTTGCCAATCGCGCCGTCCGGCTTCAGGTCTGGATATAGCTTGCCCTGCATGTTCAGCGCCGTTAACCAGCGCTGCAGGAATGTACTGACGACGCGAGGCCCCATGTTTACGCCGGTATCACACAATTCCTGTGCGATGGCTGGCGACAGTTCGGCTATGCGGTGGAAATTCGGTTCCGTCCAGTATTGCGACAGGTAAATGGCTTTGGCCGTTTCACGTGGCAATAACTTCATATCCCCGGTATATTCGTAAGCGCGGGCTGTATTCTGTGTAATGCCCCATCGGGTGGGCCCGCCTTTATCTGAGGGATTATTTACATAACCGCCCTCTTTTCCGAGGACACCTTCGATAATCTGATCTGCTGTTGCCATGTTTACACCTTGTTTTTTCCCTGCCAGTGTCAGCGCGAAGATAACCCGGCGCTGATAACAGCCGCCTTCTGAAATTGTGTTTGATTCATTAGTGCCTCAGTGCATCAACCAGCCGCGCTACATTGCCTCTTACGCTCAGAAGCACAACAAGGATCATGATATTGGCCGCGATGGTGGGCCACGATGAATAGGGATAGATGCCGCACAGATACGCCAGCGGCACAGAGCTGTATATCACTGTTATCAGCCATGCCAGCCGCGACACCCACTTACGATGTCGTGAGTCTCTACGGCGATAGAACATCAACGTAACAACGACACCAGCACATAACAGCGCATTGATGGTTGCAGTTGGATCATTTAGTACCACCGGAACCTCCCCGGCGCGTTATTAGCGCCACCAGCGAGCCAATATCCTGATTGTTCAGGAAGGTGAGTATTTTTACGGCCAATGCCGAAATGATTACGGCACCAATTGCATCCAGAGGCTTATCGTTGTACCCGGTCAGGTCGGATAACTTAGAACCGACCAGCCCGGAGCACAGAACTCCAGCGATATAGGACACAACGAAATATGCCATCCGTCGTGGGGCGCTCAAATCGGCCGCTGTCGCTATATAAAAGACGGAACCAGCAAATGCCCCGAACACAACACCGTAGTCTGTACCGGTTAATAGCCCGTAAACACTCGCCCCAGTTAAAGCGCCACCAGCTAAGCCTGTGCCGGTTATTGGTTCGGACATCGGTCCCCCTCTATTGCTGTGAATCCTCTCAGAACGAGGGGAAAGAATTCAGGCCGCAGGCTCATGCATTTCACGGTTAATCTGCAACTTTTAGTCAGGGCCTGAAATGAAAAAACCCCGCCAATTGGCGAGGTTCTGTAATATTTAAGTTCGTGTCTAAGTGACCACTCTTAACACATTATTATATAAAGTTCGTAACGAATAGACTTTTATGCAACTTTCTCTACTTCTTTTTTATGGGCCCAATCATCCATTTCTAATCTGGCACCACTCATAATGATGCAGGCATCAATAAACGTTTCGGCTATCATTAACCTGTTACGTATTTTTCCCTCTGAACATTTTTCCCAGCGGGCAATAGTCGATTTAGAAACGTTATGCATGTAATGCAACATCACCAGATTTAACTCATCATCCCGGCCAGCTCGTTTAAGCATTCCTACGGCAGCGTCTACAATAAGGCCATCATTGTCACAACATGACTCGCGAGACTTTGAGGTATTTAACAGGAGGCCTTTAAAACCCGCTGCAATTGGTGACCAGTCAACCTGAGAGCCTTCACTAATAGCCCAGGTTCCCCACCGTTCGAGTACCAGTTGAATATCACGCTGCATGGTTCACCTCTTTAATCAGTCCGGTAATAATTTCGATACTGTTGTTGCATTGATTTCCCCAGCGGTCCCATCCTTTCCACTCTTCCCGAGCGAATAGTTCGATCCGTTTCACATCACCGTATAATTGCTCCAGTCGGTTCCTTACTTCCCACGGTTTAGCGCTGTGCTCACCGAGGCAGGTGTGAACAACCTGTTTTACCGATGCGCTGGCGCGGGTTAGTCCGGTTCCCCTGGTCGCTATCAGGACGTCTTCTGAATTGCTCCGGGTATGATTGCCGCCGTTCATTCGCATCTCACGGTCCAGCATCTCAAGCAGATCGTTGAAGTCCACCAGCTCACCGGTACTTAACGCCTTATTGAATCGGTCAGCCGCGTTCTGATTCAACTTCACCCAGGTAAAGCCTTTCATTGTTCTGACCCGGAAACCCCATGATTCAGCCAGTTCTACAGCCTCGCGGTTATGGGTCCCCGTATACCACATCGCCAGTACGGCGTTATCAGCAGCCAGAGACCAGACAGGAAGCCGTTTCAGGTCTTCAATGCTCAGTGTGCTGTAATGATTACAGGCTGCTCCATTGCTGATTCTGTTACCGTATTCCCACGGCGGATCACAGTAGATAAGATCGTAATTCATGCGGTCATTCCTCCCCTGCTCGCTTTACTCAAAGCTTCTGTGACTATTACTTTGCTCATAGGCATATGAAGCTCTTCTAGCCGATGAATATTGATAAATACCGGTCCGCTATACCCATCGTGAGTGGTTCGAATGTATGCGCAGATAGTTCGCTCATCTTCGTTAGTAAACGGAATAGAAATCATGCAGCCCTCTGCTTTTTCAGTTCGCGGGTTTTACGGCGGTATTTAGCCGCTATTTCTTCCAGGTCTTCTTTTGAGTAATGCTTCGCCTCGTGTGGGCCTTCCAGCCATTCCACCAGCGACAACCCGAACCACTGGATCAGGGTTTCACGGTAACGAGCGTGAACCGTCGCATTCTTCGCTGCGAACCGGCCTGAACCACCATTGCATGCTTTGCACTGCCGATATGCGTTTTTCTCTTCAAAGCGCAGTTCAGGACGGGCACCAACCCCCATGAAGTGACCGCAATCCCACTGACCTCCGAAGATCATCGGGGGGTGATACGTTCCACAGGATGGGCACGGTTTCCCTTCATCACGTTCACGAATAAACGCATTGAAAGCGGTCTGAGCTTTCTTGATAAAGTCTCCGCGAGACTGAAGCGCCTTTTTGCGCATCTTCAGATTATCCTTTCTTTCCACCTCTGCTTTTTTGGCTTTCAGCGCCCGGTTGTGGGCGATAGCACACAGAGGACCGCAGACCTTTTGCAGGTTGCGCACTGGTGTGAAGGTCTCCCCGCACTGAGGGCATTTTTTAGGCTTGTACACTTTCACTTTTTGCCTGGCTGGTTTCTTCACTGCTTCATCCCCCGGTGAAATACCCATTCGAAAACTTCTGAACCGTTAACAAGCAGATCGTTAAAGTCCCCCTGTGCAGGCCAGCGAACGGAGACGCTTTCAAGATCGTTCTTTGCATGGAGATTCGCGGCTGCACATTCAAAAGCGGCGGCATGACCAGCGGCGTTTGCATCTGAGTCTGCAAAAATAATGAGGTTCTTTACGCCAGCAGGAACACGGAACTTCTTCATGAATGCAGTGTTCATCGTCGCCCAGGTATTGCACTTAGTGATCTGATGGCAGGCCAGCGCCGTTTCGATACCTTCTGCAATACCCAGCGTGGAGGACGTGGGGAACATGCGGATAGCAACAGACTTAGCAAATTCCAGATAACTATCTTCCTGCAGCTTCATCATCTTCTTGGCTGCGCCACCTGTTTGCGCCTTTTTATCACCATCAAGCAAGGTGCGGTGCAGGTAACACAGTTCGCCACGGTCATCAGTTGCCAATGCATAAATAGCTTGCAGGTTTTTCCCGTCTACTGGCTGCTTATCGCAGAATCTGATGCTCTCAGAAGGCAGGGAATTGATACCCCTCCCTTTCAGGTAGCTATCTGCCCCGGTTCCGCGCAGCGGGGTGAGCTTTGCAAACTTACGACTGACCTTTTCACGCTGTTGCGCCAGCGATGTACGTACCGGATTTACTCTGGTGCGGTCTGAGGTGTACTCGTTGCCGATCAGGCGGTCTATTTCTGAGGCCAGAACCTTAAACTCTTTGCCAGTCTTAGCGGTCAACAAGGCCCAGCCATCACCAGATCCACACACACAGATGTATGAGCCGGTGCCGTTTTTATTGTCGCAGCGGAATTTTCCGGTACGGCCACACAGAGGACATTCCCCCTTGAGATGGTTTTTCCCGGTGATACCAGGGAGACCATAGTGTTTAAATATTTCCGCCCAGCGACCAATCGCAGCTTGTTTGGTATTCATGCGGCATCTCCTTCTTTCTCTTTTCTCTTCGCAAAGGCGATCTGTTTTGATTTGATGAAATTCGTTACTTCCGGTGTGATTTGCTGCGGGGTGTGATGTAGCCCCCGTGGCCATACAGAGAATTTTTGCTTGTAGGTATGCGCACACCAGCCATCACTGACCGGGCGTCCCTGCGCTGCGCGGGTGCGCTGGTAAAAAAGAATCTGAGACCACCAGGATTGCTTCTGCTCAGCGGTATATTTGACTTCCGCTTTGCTTACCTTTTTCAGCCCACGGGATTTATCTGTTTCCACGTCTTCCCCGGCGAGCGGTTTAAAACCACATTTCGGGCAGATGTATATCCCGGCTGGTTTGACGAAGTGGCACTGGCTGCATTCTTTCGGCAGCTTTTCTGCTTCATCGGTCTTTACGGCTCTCTGCGGTGCTTCTTCCATGCCGTCAGACGATGAAGGGAGATAGTCGTATTCAATATCGTCGGGATAGCCCAGCTTATTAACCGTGCCTGTGTGGTCGAAGATGAGGCAGTGATCTTTACCAGGAGCGGCACGCAGGCCACGCCCTAGAATCTGAATCCAGCGCATTTCGCTTTTGGTTGGCCGGGCGAAGATAATGCAGCGAACATCACTATCAAAACCGGCTACCAGAACACCAACGTTAATGATGATTTTGGTTATGCCCTGTTCGAAGCGGCGGATCGTGAGCTGTCGTTCGTCGTGCGGTGTGCTGGCTGTCATAACTTCAACCGTCACGCCAGCGCTGGCAAATTCAACCGTGACAAAATTGGCGTGAGCGACATCGACGCAAAAACAAATCGTCGGGCGGTCTTCGCCGTTCTCCAGCCAGTTTTTCACGATGTCGCCTACCAGCTTGGCTTCGCTCATTACCTGGCTGAGCTGGTTTTCTTTGTAGTCGCTGCCATAGCCTGCTACGTATGACGTTTCCACTTTGGACAGATCAGGATGCGACGGTGCATAGAACTCATATTTGCTCAATGCACCAATGGCGATCAGTTCCTTCATGGTCGTTGGCTTAATCAGGCGCTGGTAGTAATTGCCCAGGAACTTAGCGAAAGGCGTACCGGAAAGGCCGATTACCTTCGTTGCTGTGTTGCGAGTGAGATTGTCGATAACCTCCAGCAGTTTTTTGCGCTTCAGGTGGGCTTCATCAACGATCAAAAGGTCGATATTGTCCGGGAACTCACGGCGAATCAGCGTATCCGCACTGGCAATCTGGATCAGAGCTGTGGGGTTGTATGACGGGTGATCACGCCAGACATAACTGATTTCTTCGCCAGGAAGGCCGTATTCCATGAACCGGGCTGCGGTCTGGTCCAGCAGAACCGTGTACGGAGCCACAAACATTACGCGCATTTCACGGCTGACAAAGCCATCAGTGATAAGCGCTGCTATTGCTGTTTTACCGAATCCTACAGGGGCGTAGAGCATGAAGGAGTTATTCTGTTTCCAGGCGCTGCGCAGCATGTTTAACGCAACGACCTGCTTTTCGCGGGGCTGGATGTTAAGCATTTGCAGTAACCTCCCCGAAGGCCATAGCCACCAGCTCGGCGATGACAAACTTAGTGCGCTGACGCTGAACCGACAACGTAACGGTTTTGGTCCCGTCTTTGCGCTGGCGGCCTTTAAGAAAACCTCCGTGAATGTGTCGAATAAAATATTCAGAGTTAGCCAGGCGCGGAACACTGCGTATCCGTCCAAGATTGCTGACTTCGTAGGCTTTGGAATACGGCTCAACCGGAACCGGGGCCCATTTTTCGTTAGCGTCTGAATAAATCATTTTGGCTCCTTATGGATGGCTAAACGTCTGAACTTCCAATCGACGTTTTCAACCCCATACAGTGATCTATCTGTTAGATCGTTCTCTTCTGGTAAAGCTGTTCCAGCCCTTCGGGCTAAAACCCAACACCGCCCCCTTTCCCCCAACCCAGATTCAGAAAATCAAACCCTGGGTGGGAGCGACGTATATCCCCTAACCGCTGGGGTATACCTCGTGCAAAACTCTCGCAATCGGCGGTTTGCCGTCCGTCGTGCGGCGTTCTGCTGCCGGAATGACACCGGCTCTGCATCGAACGCTTCCTGGTACGCCTGCGCATACGCCATCGCGATTTTTTCCCGCATACCTGCCGGGAGTGTTGCCAACTGCTCTTTAATCCACGGGGCGTCCTCACGAGCAAAAACCGTGGGCATAGTCACGTGGAAATATTCGTCCTGGTACACTGGCCCTCCTGCTTGCGTGGTGAGCCTCACAGAGTTAATTACCCTGAATTTGAAGGTCCATTTGGAATGTCGTCAGGGGAGCAAAAGACCATGAAAAGCAGCGCTAAATGCTCCTGCCACTTAGCCATGACCTGGTAACTGTTCGCTTCAATTTGAGCGCGTTCATCGCGATCTATTACGCCGTCAGCGGTTGCCTTCCGAAGGTATTGAGAGTGTTTTCCTATCCACTCAACCGACTCCATCAGTCTTTGGTTGATATCCCCGTTATCGACATCTTCAACATCGGTAAGCGGTACGAAAACTCCTCCAGAGGCTTTCGCAATAGCATTCGCGATATGGTGTGAACTACCAGCGCGCTGGAGAACCATTGCCCACCCAAACGGGAATACCTGATCGCCATCAGTACGCAGACGGTTGAACAAGGAGTTCTCAGTCACATCAAGCCATTCGGCTGCTTCTGCATACCCGCCAGGTAATTCCGCGATCGTCTTTTTGATTGCGGCCACCAGCCAGGCTGGCTGTTTCTCGACTTTCCAATCAGGTTGATTACCCACGGTTTACCTCGATTAGCTGTGGTTACTTTCACTGCTGGTTTGATGAATAATTGACTTCACCAACCTGGCAGACTTTGTTAAGACGATTTTTTATGGCTTGGGAAAGGTCTAATTTCCTCGCCCTTAACGCTTCCATCTTGTTGAATGGTCACATAAATATTTCGTCCGCTACGAATAGCCTTACTTATTGCGCATTGGATAACGCCAAAGTCGCTGGCAGTTTTTTCCTGACCGTGAATCTTGGCGTAATCAGCTAATGTCATACGACTCATGGACACGCTCCGTATTGATACATGCAACAAAGAATACTTGGGGTATTTATCTGTGTCAATATGAAAGGTATTTTTAGTTTTAATAGTGATGGTATTAGAATGACGTTATGGAACCTAAAAAGAATCTGACGACAGAACAGCTTGCAGATGCAGCACGTCTTAAAGCTCTGTATGAGTCAAAGAAGAAAGCGCTAGGCGTCACCCAATACTCAATCGCTGATGAGTTGGGCATTACGCAAGGAGCTGTAGGGCACTATCTAAACGGGAGAAATGCTCTTAACCTCACCGTTGCCGCTGCATTTGCAAAGATTCTGCAAGTATCTATTGCTGATTTCAGCCCTTCCATTGATGAGGAAGCGCAGAAAATAGTGGCAAATGAGACATCCAATGTGAAGCTGGTCGGTCCATATAAGCAAGGAAAGGAGTATCCATTGATCAGCTGGGTGCAAGCTGGAGCCTGGGCAGAGGCAATTGAACCTTACTCAGTCGATGAGATCGATGAATGGTTCGAGTCCGATACAAAGGTTTTTGGTAAAGCCTTTTGGTTGCGTGTCGAGGGCGACTCGATGACAGCGCCTACTGGCCTTAGCATTCCTGAAGGGACCCTAGTCTTAATAGATACAGGCCGGGAAGCTATAAATGGCAGTCTCGTTATCGCAAAAATGGTAGATGCGAACGAAGCAACATTCAAAAAGCTCATAATAGATGGCGGCCAAAAGTACCTTAAAGGTCTCAATCCGGCGTGGCCACTGAAAGAAATCAACGGTAACTGCAAAATCATTGGTGTGGCTGTGCAAACCATGATGCGCTTGGTTTAAGCTTCAAACCCGGTACTTCACCGGGTTTTCTCTATACAATCTCCTCTCCCCCTTCACAAAAAAAATACCTTTAGAATTCATATCCATATCATAAATCCGCCCAAAATAAATACCCAGAGTATTTACAATAAAGAATACCCATAGTACTCTAAAATTACACCAGCGGAATAACACCATACGTAAACATTACGGACGGTGCATTAGCTGAATGTAGTCGAACGGCGCGACTTAAAACCATGCGTCGGAACCGTGGCGAGGCAGGAGGCCGGCAATACGGGTTAGTGAATTAATCAAAGGCTTCGGGCCTTTTACTAATCCACTGAGGACTAACCCATGACAAATATCGAATTCAGTGCCTGCGCCTACGAAGCCGCTGTTCAGTTCAGTGTCCAGCAACGTTTTGCAGCGATGATGACGCACACTCATAACTGGAATGTGAATCGCCGCGGCGCAGACATGATTGCTTTCATTTTGGATCGTAAGGCTGACTACAAAGCGGCTTACCCGGACATGCTTACCTCCGATAACACTATCGTTAACCAGCAGCACTTTACCGATTTCATTATGTCTGGAGTCTGGCGCCTGCAATAACCGCTTAAGCTCAGAATCATTCCTTGCATTGCTGTGTGTAGCCTTGGCGGTTATCCAGTCTTCCACCAATCAAACAGGAGGAAGAGGATAATGTTCTGATGGGTAACCGCCCTTTTTATTCAATGTGTCCGCTCCCGGTGTTGGCTGGGCTGCCCAACCCAGCGCGGGTTCAACTCCTGCCGGATACCTAATTAATCGGTGATTTATATGACCTTCCGTAACGTTAATTTACCTTACGGCGATCTGATGCGCGTCCCTCGTGGTGTGCAGGCTGTTCGCAACCCTAAATCATTCGTTCGCTTCTGGCGGCAGAGCTGGCTGTACAGGCTTCTTACCCAGAAAGGCGATCCTTGCTGATAACTGGAGATAATTATGTCCGAAACCAAAAATACCACGCCGTTTAGCCAGCAGCTGGCGTACATCAACAAAGGCACTCTCGATGCCGAGCTGACCGAAGCGCTGGCAGAAGTCATCAAGGCTGTACGTGAAACGGGTAAAAAGGGAGCTGTGACCCTTACCCTTAACTGTTCAATGCTGAATACCCGTGACGAAAACACTATGAAGGTCACGCCAAAAGTAACCCGCACTATCCCGGAACTGGACCGCGCCGATACCATCATGTTCTCTACCGCTGATGGCGATCTGCTGCGTGATGACCCGGCGCAAGTTCAGATGGATTTAAAAGTTATCGAACAAGCACCGCAAGCTGCGCCTATTAAGCTGGCTCAGTAATCCCACCCTCTTTTTCAACACACCTCTCTAAAGGAATTATTCAATGTCTCAAATTGAAGGCTCTGCCGTGCACGACATCCGCGATCTGGTTGCTGCAACGCTGAAAACTAATACCGACATCCCGTCCGTCGTCGTCCCGGATGGCTTCGATATCAAATCGCTCGAAAGCCTCCAGATTGCCCCGTCTCGTATTCGCCAGAATACAAACCTGATTTCCCCCGGTTCGCTAATCGCATATATCCAGCGATTCCGTGATGCGCGTTCTGTTGTTTTCGCCGACAAGACCAAAACCCGGATCGTCGCGGTGCTGGACTTCCACCAGGACGCCGACAACCCACACTGGGGAATGCACAAAGCAGTATATGACTGTCCTTTCTCTGATGACTGGAAAGCATGGGTGGGGTCTGATGGTAACAAGATGAATCAGATCGACTTCGCTGAGTTTCTGGAAAACAACATCCAGAACATCGCGCCGATTAGCGATAACTATAAAGGCCCGTCCGGTACCGATCTCCTGGAAATGGTACTCGCCTTCCAGGAGACAAGGAAAGTTGAGTTCAAGTCGGTTAAGCGCCTGCAGGACGGAACCTGTCAGTTCCAGTACAGCGATGATAAATCCGGCTCAGGTAATACCAAAATCCCGGAAAAAATCAGCCTGGCAATCGCGCCTTTCCATAATGGCGCACCGTACCAAATCGATGCGCGCATTCGCTACCGCCTGCGCGACGGTCAGCTGGTCCTCTGGTATGAGCTGATCGAGCCGAAAAAAATCATTGAGCACGCCTTCCAGGAGATCGTATCCGATATGGAAAACCAGCTCGGCGAAGAACTGCCTATCTACGAAGGCTCCATCTAACCCATCCATCCCGTGTGTTGTTTTATGCGCCTCCTAGTGGGGCGCATAGCGAAGCACTCCCTAATTCAAAAAGGTGACCATATGCCCAGCTTAGGCCAGCTCTATAACGATAAAGAATCCGGGTTAACTACCCGTAAAACCTATAATGTCCCGATCTCCTCAATTTACGCGGAAGAAGGTTACAACGTTCGCGAACTAAATCAGGCGCATGTCGATGAGTTCCGCGACGCGTTTATTGCCGGTGAATATATTCCGCCGCTGGCCGTAGAAGTTACTGAGCGTGGTGTAAAGGTGATCGACGGCCACCACCGCTATCACGGTGCGCTCGCCGCAATTGCAATGGGACACGATATCGTGCGCCTTGAGTGCAAAGATTTTGTTGGTACTGAAGCCGATAAGATCGCGTTTATGGTGACTAGCTCGCAAGGGCTGGCTCTTACCCCCCTTGAACGTGGTGCAGCGTATCACCGCCTTCAGAATCAGGGATGGAGCCCGGCAGAGATTGCCGCAAAAGTTAAGCGTTCAGAGTCAGATATCCTTCAACATCTCCAGCTTCATGAATGTACCCCGTATATCAAAAAGCTGGTTCGCGATGGCTCTATGAACTATGCCATTGCGATTGGTATCTCTCGTGAACATGGAGTTTATGCAGACCGGGAAGCTGACAGGCTGATGAAAAAAGCAGAAGCAGCCGGGAAAACGAAAGTCACAAAGAGCATTGCCAAGCCACAATTCAACGCAGGAAAGGCGCGGAAGTTTCTGGAGATCATCTCATCCTGCAAAGAGACCACCAGCGGTGGACTGATTATTGAAGTACCACCAGCAATGCAGGCCGAAGTGCTGTCGATTCTTCAGGAATTCCGCTACGAAACATCGGCACCTGGGGAAGACGAGCAAAACAATGAACAGGCCTCATCATCTGAAGAAAGTGATGCCGCATGACAGAAACTATCCTCAAATGCCCTACCTGTGGGGATTTACCTCAATTCTCCTGGCATGGTCATAGCCCCTATATGCGTTATGGGGCTCTTAAGTGCCCCAAAGGGTGCCATATCCTTCGCGTTACCTATCATGCCAACAGCTTTAATGCGGCCAGGTTGAGGCTGATTAAACAGTGGGAGGAACTTTGTAAATGAACTCAGAATCCCTCAGCAATCGCCCTCTCAAGAAGGCGCTAATCCTGAACGGTATTACGCTGATCGCAATCATCGTTCTATCAGCATTGGGTATCTGGCTGGTTAAAGAATGGGTGATGTTATGAGCAAAATAGGCGATCATTTCTTTGAATTTCCGGCGTCGCGTGGAACTCAGGGCGGTTCAATTGTCCTGATGCTGACAGTGCCTGCACGGACACTAACGCGAGTCCTCGCCAGCGATAACTACGGAGACACCCTTGATCGCTCTCAGCGAGAACTGAACCCTGCCAGGGCGAAAAAGTTTTATCAGTATCTCGTTGAAGCATACGAGAACAAAGAACCATTCATTATTCCGCCGCTTGTAGGTAACTGCGACTCGTATGTTGAATTCGAAGAGTTCGGAAACACTAATGTCGGGGTGGCCCGTTTCCCGATGGATGCCGAGATTAAACTTTTTGATGGTCAGCATCGTGCAGCCGGTATTGCGGAGTATTGCCGCACCATTGATGAACCTATCCATGTTCCGATGATGCTTACTCTGCAGTTGCCACTGAAGACGCGGCAGCAGTTTTTCTCGGACATTAACAACAATGTTTCTAAGCCATCTGCGGCTATCAACATGGCCTATAACGGGCGCGATAAGAACGCGCAGGAGATGGTCAGCTTTATCAGTTCACACGACGTATTTTCTGAAGTAACAGATTTTGAGCATAACGTCGTTCCCGCTAAAAGCGATAAGTGGGTGAGCTTCAAAGCCCTTAGTGATGCCACGGCAAAATTTTCAGGTTCCTGCTCAAAGGATGATCTTGAGGGGTTGTGGAATGCGTGGTTAATGCTGACTGGTTTAGATGATATTCGCCAAGGAACGAACCAGGCAGAGTACAAACGTGAATACATCCAGTTCCATGCAGTGATGATTAACGCCTTCGGCTACGCAGTGCAGCGGTTAAGCGAAGGCCGGGGAGTTCGCGGGGTCACGCTGATGATTGAGGACCTGGTAATGAATACCGGCATTGCCGAGCGCGAAGATTTTTTCCTCATTTCATCATGGGACGGGATTTGCGCCAGCTGTGAGAAAGCCAGGCCAACGGTCATTGCGAATGTATCTGCTCAAAAGGCGGCTGCAGCACATCTGATGGATGCCATCGTGAATAAAAACTTGTCTGTTAGCCGCGGTAAGGAGGACAGCCATGACTGATATCACCGAACTGGCGCAGAGCCTGAAAGCGGCAGCAGAGAAAGCGACTCCGGGGCCGTGGTATGTACATGACAAGCCGTGTGAAGACGGCAACTACGGCATTGATACCAGCGATAAAGAATTTCTAGCTGAGGCTGTAGTTTGGTGGGGGTTTGCCCGCCAGAGCATTTGGCGTGAGGAAGACGCAAAATACATCGCCCTGGCTAACCCTGCAAACATCCTCGCGCTGGTAGAGGCGCTGGAGAATGCGCAGCAGCGCATCGCCGAGCTGGAGTCCCGCACCGTCACCGCTGCCGCCGCTGACGTACTGGCAGAGCGCCAGAGGCAGGTTACGGCAGAGGGGTGGACTGCTGAGCGCGATGATGGCTATCAAAATAGTGAGCTCGCTGATGCTGCGGCTTGTTACGCAATTCATGCACACAACCAAGGTTTTTCTACTCCCGCTCATTGGCCGTGGTCTCAAGACTGGTGGAAACAAACAAGCCCGCGGCGCGACCTGGTTAAGGCAGGAGCGTTAATTCTGGCCGAAATTGAGCGCCTTGACCGCGCCGCTGGCATCAAGGTGGAGGCTGAGTAGATGGGCGTAACAAAAATGATATGCGTCAGCTCAACAGATCCAGCCTGGTTTACTCCTGGCACCGTTTACGACTCAGAACCTCGCGGTACCGATATCTGCATTTGTGGCGACAACCTCGTTTCAGACCTCAACAAAGAGGACTGGTACGAAATGAGCCAGCGCGCTGATGGGTTGTGGTTCTTAATCGGTTTTCAGCAGTCAATTTTGTTTCGGGGAGCTAACCAATGACCAAATCAACCATAACCAGAGAACGCCTAGAAAAAATTAAATCATGGCGTGAAACCTACGGCGCCGGAAGCAACGTAATGCTGCCAGCTGAAGAAGCTGAAGAGTTGGCCCGCATGGCGCTGGCCGCAATGGACAGCGAGCCTGTGGCGCTTCAACCTGAGCTGGCAAAAGTTATCTATCACTTCCGTGACTTGAATGAAGGATTTCCGGTTGAGCGGTTCAAGGCCGACTACGTCATTAGTTGGATGCTGGCAAATTATCCGCCAGCGTAGCCAGCGCCGGTAGTCAGCGCAGAACTGCTTCATACCGCAGCGTCAGCAATTGAAGACCTGCTGACTACTAAAGACAGGACGGGTGCATGTGTGTGGTTCGACTTGCCATTCCGGCTCCGCTCGGCGGCTAACGCGCAGCCAGCGCCGGTAGTGCCGGATGCCGCGACAGCGATACGTGCATGCCTATCTGAGTTCCCGGAAAGCGCACGCGATATCGTTGAGGAATGCGCAGATATTGCAGAAAACGCCTGCCGCGCCGCCATGCTGCAGGCTGGAAACTCTCCGGCGCAATCCGATTGCTGCCCGGCGCAAAACGTCGTCGTTCCAGCGCAAAGCCCAATCGATCACGGTTATCGACCAGAGTGCGAATGCTCAGGATGCAAGGCTACATCCAGAATCTGCGCTGAATTAGCTGGCAACCCTCCGGTAATTCCGGATGGTTACGTGATGGTGCCTATGGGGTTAACCGCTGAGAACGGCGCAAAGGGGGCGCTATCCGGTGAGTTTACAGAAACCAAGTTCGTAAACTGCCCGGAATGCTTTGGTGATGAAGAATGTGAAACATGTGACGGTAGCGGGAAAATTGAAATAACAGTACCTGTCACTTGGACGACTATCAAAGCTATTTGGGTGAAAGGAGTCGAGCATTTTGCAGCCACAGCGCAGGAGAATAATTAACGTGAACCATTTAATGATCGACCTGGAAACTATGGGTAATAAACCCAATGCCCCTATCGTCTCCATCGGTGCGGTATTTTTTGAGCCGTCAACTGGTGAACTTGGCGATGAATTTTATCGCGTTGTCAGCCTGAAAAGTTCAATGGATGCCGGTGCTGTTCCTGACCCTGACACCATTATTTGGTGGATGCAGCAAAGCGAAGAGGCCAGATCTGCTATTTGCGCTAAGAATTCAGCGATGGCTATCTCAACTGCACTCATTCAATTAGTGGTATTTATTCGTGGTAATTCCGAGCCTGGCCGAGTTCAGGTATGGGGCAACGGTGCAACTTTTGACAACGTCATCATGCGAGCCAGTTATGATCGTGTAGATATTCCCTGCCCATGGCATTTTGCCAATGATCGCGATGTGAGAACTATCGTCGAATTAGGCCGCACCATTGGCATTAACCCCCGGCGTGATATTCCGTTTGAAGGTGATATGCATAATGCTTTGGCTGATGCCAAACACCAGGCTAAATACGTTTCCGCAATCTGGCAACATTTAATTCCTGCGTAAATATGAATTATTGAGGTGAGTTATGACCACGAATGATTTTATGGAAGAGCAGGAAGTATTTGACCTGCTCAAAAAGAAGAAAACAGCGGTTTGGCGTTTAAGGAAAGAACACGGATTCCCCGATCCTGTTCTCACCTATCCATCAAGATATAGCCGGAAAGCTGTAATGAAATGGTTAGATGAGGGCGGTGTTAATCGAGCCGTTTAACGTGCCAAAATATTTTATCGGCATAAAGCTCATACGCTTCTTTCTGTTCCACCAGCCAATCGTGCTTGTTGTAGACAGCCATCACTCCCCCCAGTTCATGCCCCAGCATCTTTTCTGTCACATGGGGCATAACCCCTTCTCCTGACAAATTGGTAACCAGCGACCGCCGGAAGTCGTGCGTTCGCCATTCTGGTATATCAATTTTATCCCTTAATTTTTTCATGTAGAGATTTGCTGACGAACGATCTATTGCCTTGTCCAGTTCCTGACCGGGAAACAGAACATCGTTTCCAGCATTTAGCAGCCTATCAACGTAAGGCTTTACCTGATCGAAAATAGGCCTACGAATCACGTTCCCCATCTTGGAATGCTCCGATGGAGTTGTCCAAATCAAATCATCCATATTGAACTCGCTGGCGGTAGCAAGGCGCAGCTCTGATAGCCTGGCTCCCCACAGCAAAAGCAGCTGATGAAGAACCTTGTTAGACGTAACGATTTTGTTGTTTTCAAGAGCTAACCAAATCTTAGCCAGTTCGGTATACGTCAGAACCCGGCTTCCTACATCAGGTTTTTTGCCAATGGTCTTAACGCTAAGCTTCAGGACTTCGCACGATGGGATCAACTGGCGGCTGATGCACCAGTTCATGACGGAACGTAGCTGCAGAAGAAGCACCCTTGCCTTTTTGCTGTTCTTCTTTTCCTGCTTATCAAAGAAACGTACCCATGCCGAAACAGGAATGTTTACTACCGGAGCGTCCGGGAATTCTGTGTACATCGTGTTGTACACAACTGACTTGTACAGCGTCTGAGTGTTCGGCTTCAGCATTTCAACATACTTGCTCCACCACTGATCCAAGCATTCTTTGAGAGTCAGCTCGCCATCTTCTTTGGCAAAATAATTTTTCGGGTTAAGCCCCTTGAGGTACAATTCGCGCATCTCACCGACGACAACGCGCGCCTCCTTGAGAGACATAGCGGGATAGCGGCCAATGGAGAGGCGAACGGGCTTACCGTTCCAGCGATAACGAAACTGGAATGTGATCGTGCCTGTGGGAGTTATGCGTACACTTAGCCCGTCACCATCTGTGACCTCAGCTGCGCCGCTGTATGGCTTAGCATTGATGCTACGGAGTTTGGTATCACTAAGGGCCAC